ACTGCGTAATAATGTTTATTGTTTTGATAATGCCTTCTACCTCTTTCAAGTTTCCTTTCTAATACATCAAACATTTTATTTTTAATGTAATATTCAGGCGACATTCTATAACAAATTTCTTTTTTAAATTTTCTATATCTTTCTCTACTACCTTTTAAAACTTTATCTCTGTTATCTTTTTTCCATTTAATTTTTTTGATTACAACGCATCTATGACATTGGTTTTTTAATTTTTGAGTGTCATTTCTATAATCATATAAAAAAATAGATTTTCTTTTTTTGCAATCTAAACATACTTTTGTTTTTTGTAATATTGGAAAATTAGGATTTATTTTAATGTAGTCTTTTAATATCATTAAAGTTGTTTTTTCTTTCTTCTTTCTTCTAATTCGTTTTGCCTTTTTTCGTATTGCTCCATAGTTTCGCCAGAGAAATATTTAAACCAACAATCGCAGCAATAATCTTTTCCTTTCTCTACTACGTCAGCTTTCATCTTGCATTTAATACAAGTCCGCATATCTCCATAAATATTCATTCATTAATTAATAATGTAATAAAAAAGCAATAATGCAATCTCTACTGCTATAATTGTTTCAAGCATATTATTTTATCCTCCATACTCTTACACCAGATTGATCTGTTTTTTCTTCTGGAATATTACATAATGATCTAATTGCACTAGATCCCTTTCCATATAGTTCTGTTAAATATCTTCTTAAATTTACAGGAGCATTTTTCCAATAATTAAAATTGGCTTCTTTATCTAATAAATCATTCCACTCATCATCAGAATATTTATCCCTTTGCACATAATTTGCATGAGCAAATTCTGGTAAAGGAAATCTAACACTATCACCAATTTTCATTTCTTTAGCTACTAAATATAATGGATTTGTTAATTTACTTCCTTTTCTTGAATCTCTTATGATTGGTATGTTTTTCTCTATCTTAAAATCTTCTGACATAATAATTTATCCTTTCTTTTAAAGTTTTTATATCTGTTAAAATATACCCCATTACAAGCCATAGAGCCTTGTAGAATAGACATAAGCATCTTTTCCTTAAGACTCTTTAATTGCTCTTTAGTTAAGGCTTTTACGTCTTCTTTTTTCAATTTGTTCCTTGAGTTCTTTCCTTTTACTAGTCCAGATTTTTTTGAAATCATGTGGACAATTCTTAACCATATAATCAAGATTGTCTAGCCTTCTTTGGTCTTGTGCTTTTACATGGTCAAAAATATAAGGAAGTCCAAATTTATTCCTTGTCATTTTGTAACCTCTTTTTTCTATGTATCTCTCTGATTCTTCTCCAATCTTTTTCATTAAGAATAAACTTTTGTTCTTCGTCATGTCCTAAATTTTCACCAGATTTTTCTAGCATCTCATAACCTTCATTATCTTTTATTCTTTCTGCTCCACACATGGCTATATTTGTTAAATCTTCAAACATTCTATAATCAATGTTTACATAACCATCTTTAATTGTGCTTATATTACAAATAGACACCAATTTATTAATAGTATTTTGTAATACAGGCTTTAACTCTTTTTTAGTTCCATAGCACATAATTAATTATCTTTTGTTAAGCTATTGAAATAATCCTCTGGTAGCTCCACTGATTCTACCAGTTGAGATGCTTCTTGCAGCTCCAAAGTTTCTTCCTCTGTCTGTCTTATTGGCTTTGATACTTTTGGCATAAGTCCAAGTTCATCGAAACCAATAAAACCAAACATCTTACGATCTTTAAAGGTCTTGCTAAAAAGATTGAATAAATTAAAATCTTTATTTTTCATATCTCTCCTTTGTTAATTAATAAAAAAAGGCAATAAACAACCGACAACAACTACGCAAAGCATAATTTTATCCATTGTATCGCTAATTAAAAATTGATTAATTTTTTTCATTAGTTATCTCTTTAATTGAATCTAAAATATATCTACCTGTCTTTGTAATATGATATTTAATTGATACATTTTTATTTAAAAAAGTATCAGTTGAAAAACCATAAACCCAACCTGCATTTGCAGGTGTTGTCAATAGTCCTACATCATTAAAATTAAATTCATATTTTGGATTACCACATAAAGAGTTTTTTAATCTCTTTACATTTATTACTTTAGTTTCTGTTTCAAACTCTGCAAAATATCTGCTCATTATTGTTTCCTTTCTTTGGTTAATTAATTAAATTATTAATCTCTTGTTTTACCTCTGTTGGTATTTCTGTAGTCAACCAAGCAGTTCCATATTGATAAGGTTTGCCATCATATAGATAAGATTTATCATGTAATAAATTAACTTCTTTTAATTTTTCACATTTTAAATCATAAGAATAATCTAAAGAATCTTCACTTATAATTGATTTTAAATATTCTTCTTGTTTAGGACTTCCAGCAGTCATGTCATTTAAATGGTATTTTTTCCAAATGTCATAAATTTTATTAAATAATTTATTGTTTGGTAAAAACTTTTTAATTGTGTCAAGGTTTTGACCTCCACTGTAGGAATCAGTCTTTAAATGATTCCAAATAGTTCCACTTGCTGAAAACCTTACACCATCAAAGTTTAATTCAACTTCAATTAAACAATTTTTTTTACCATTGTTCATGTAGTCCACTTTTCCAAATTGTATTGTTTTTTTCATTTTTCTTTCCTTTGTTGATTTATTAAACATACTAAATTTATACAAATTTTGTTCTATATTGCAAGTGTTAAAAGCTAAGAGTGAATAAAAATATATGTTCGCTAAATGTTCTTATTGATTACCCAAAATTTGACATATAAAGAGGTCTAGCAAGGAAGGAATAAAAGAAGATGGAAAAAGTCAAAAAAGGGTTCGCTATGATCCCAAACCAGCTCATATATGATGAAAATATAGGAAATGAAGCAAAAGTGCTATTTTGCTATATTCGTAGTCTTTCGGAGAACTATAGAATATTGAGAAATTCTAATTTAGCTAGAAAATTGGGAGTTTCTTTAAATACACTACAAAAGGCAAAAAAAGAGCTAGTGGACAATAATTATTTAATTATTCACAGATTATCAAGTGCCAATCGCTACGTTTTGAGATTACCCAAAAATAGGGCAATGAAACTATCAAATATTAAGCAGGGAGATTACCCAAAAATTAATCAACATTATAAAGATAAAAATATATCTTATAATAACAATAGTAATAAAGGGTTTAAAGGATTTAAGAAATTTAAAGATTAATATGTATTACTATAATAATGAACCACTCCAGTTAAGCTATCGTAACGACTACACCACTGGCGAAAAGATTGAAATAGTTTTACAGCTACAAAACGACTTAAAAGTTGGGATGCTCTCTGCGGAGCAGATGCGGTGGATTGTGAACAATAAAAGGTTCGGTGCTTTTACAGTACAAAAAGAAATAGATCGCCTTATGTTTGAAGGTAAAATCAAAATTAATCCTATTACACTTGATGCTTTAACAAATTTTCCCAAAAAGAAACCTTTTGATTTGTAATATACTATATCTTGTGTTATTTCTTTAATTGGCTACAAGCTCCCTCTTTTAGTTGTTTCTAGCCTTAAGTTAATTAACTCTGTGAGTCTGAGCTATTTCTATTCTTTCCTTTCTGTGCTTGGACTCACACTTTAGAATTATTATAAACTATGGCAGGAAGAAAAAGAAAATTAACAGACAAATTAAAAGCACACATTCTTTCTTTGATTGCAGATGGTCTGACAATTAGAGAATTATTCTCAAGGAATGATGTACCGATTTCATGGCAAGCATTTAGAACTTATTTAATAAATGATGAAGAACTTATGCGAAATTATATTCGCAGCAAGGAATTAGCCATCGACCTAAAACTTAGCGAATTAGAAGATAAGAGAAAAGAACTTGAACAAAAAATAGAAAATGGATTTGTAGATCCTAAATCTGCTCAGAACTTAGTTAATCTTTATAAAATTATTACTGCACATTCGCAGTGGTCTGCTAGTAAATTATCTAGTAAAACTTATGGAAAAGCTGCCGAAACTTTGCAAATAAGGTCTAATAATGACCAGAATTTAGCTATTTCTTGGATGAAACCAGATTAAATTATGTTGATAAAATGTTCTAAAAGTGTTGATAAGTCTGAAAGTTTGACAAAACTTGCACACATAAAAAGCATATTATACACATGAGAAGTGGCAAAA